CTAAAAGAAAGAAAGAGTTTTCTAATTCATTTACTGAAATGTTTTTTATTCTAAAAGAACTTATAGGCAAAATATCTCTTTTAGATTGTGACGAGTCTACTTTAGAAGAAGATTTGGGATCAAGAAGATTCGGCTATGATAATACTGGAAGATATATTGCTGAGAAAAAAAAGGAGTTCATCAAAAGATTTAAAAGGTCTCCAGACGAAGGAGACGCTGTTCTGCTGTCATTCTATGACATAAGTGGATACGGAAATCTTGAAGAGCTTTACATTGATAAGGAGGAGTGGTAGGAAATGGGTGGTTACAATTTAGCAAATAAAAGAAACAGTAGCAATGAAGAAAATGTAGTAAATGGACAACCTTATATAGATGTAGCTAAAGCGTACTATCATTCTAATATGTATTCAGAATCACTATCTGTTATATCGGATATATTCGACGAAACTATACCAGTATTTAACGCTGTACCTAAAGTAGTAAACATAGCTTCTGCTTTAGCAATAGGAGGGAGCATAGAGCCTTCCTATGATGACAGTGAGTATGTTGAAAATATAATAGATAAGCTTGCTCTGGAACAAGAAAAGATCTTTATGGCTAGAGATTTAATACTAGGAAAATCAATATTGGTTGAGATACAATCTACAGAAAATGAAACTAGTGATTCTGTTGAAACTGGTTATGACGACGATGAGTTTCCTTACACAATGTCATATTATCCTTCTGATGAATACGAAATCATAAGTGAAGGTAATAGAATACTTTATGCTAAAATACAAGGAATTAAGCTTGTTATAAACGAAGAAGAAGATGGATATGATGAAGTAAGTGTAGATAAGATATATATAAGAAAAGAGGACGGCAGTGCAGTAAGCTATGTTCTTGAGGATGATGTAAAAACAGATGAATTAACGTACGAAGGTGGAGTTCTTCCTTTGGTTGAGATCTCTACGACATATGATATGAAACAACTGTTTTACTCTATAGACCGTCATAACGAGCTTGAGTCGTTTATAAGAAACATACTTTATCTTGCTGGGGAACCTATTTTAGCTGGTCTTGGATTGGATAAAATAACAACTCAAACAGCGGACAATATTAATAACGATAGGTATAAAAAACTAAAAGCTTTGTTTTCAAAGAATGACACTGCTAAGATACAGATGCTTGAAATACAAGGGTCGTCTGCTACTATAATGATACAAAAACAGAAGGCTATAGTAGAAGCTATAGTAAAAGACTATCCAGAATATTCTATATCAGAAGTTCTATCTGGAAGTAACGTATCAGAAGAAACTACTAGAATAAGATTAACCGAAATATTATCTAGGGTTTCAGAGGTTAGTAGAAATATGGAAACTGGTGTTAATAATATCATTTCTATAATTTCATTTCTGGATGGAAAAGAGATGGATAAGAAGTTTGTAAAATTTGGAAGTATGTTAAATACGAATATAGAAGACACTTTGAATATGGTTGTTATTGCATTAAATAATAATCTTATTTCCAGAAAAAGTGCTATGTATCAAATACGAGATATGTTTATAGGTGAAGATGTTGATTTGGAAATGGAAGCTATTATGAATGAAGCTAACGAAGCAACTACTGATGTTGCAAATAATGAAGGAGAGGTGATAACAAATGAAGAGGTTGAATCTGGAAGCATTGACAGCGATGTTGTCGAATAGTTTAGGAGAAGAGGCAGTTAGTGGTCTTGAGTTTGACGAAGATACTTTAGCTACATTAATGATTGATGATGAAGATACAGTAGACACTGATGATGTCGATAATGATGAAGATAATGGCGATGAAGATGCTGACAACGATAACGATAATGAATATGACGATGAAGACGAAGCTGGTCTTGAAGATATTGATGTAGACAAACTTACTGTAGGAGAAAGAATACTTTACGATACTCTTATGAAAGAAAGAAAAAGAGCAGATAAAGAAGCTTTAAATGCATTAATATCAACATCTGGAGTAGGAACAAAGCATAGAGAAGTTCTTAGAAGAATGATAAAGAATGGAGTTGCTATAAAAGATATAAAAGACACAATTGAAGACTTCAAAGAAGTTGAAAATACATCCACTAGGGTTCTTGGTAAAAAGAGGGTTGTTCCAAAATCTAAAGTAAAAACAAATATTCTAAAGAAAAAAGATGATAAACCAAAGATTGGATCTAAGGAATATGGTAAATTATTGGCGGCAAAAAGAAGATAATATATATTTAAACAAAAAAACAGGAGGAACAAAACATGATTAGAGATTTAGGAAGAGTATATGCACCAGGGATCACAGTATCTCACAAGACCGACTTTAGTATCACAGTTATATTAAATTTAGAAACTGCTGATATAACTAAGTATAGCGCAACTGGTATTATTCCAGCGGGTACTTTATTAAAAACTGCATCAGCTACAGTTGGTGACACTATCGTAGGAAATCCTACAGAAGGCGTTAGCATTGCGGACGCTACAGAGGCTCAAGGTATCTTAGCTAGTGATATTCAATTAATTGACTCAACTCAAACAGAGTATGCTGTTGGTGTTATTATTTCTGGTGTTGTTTATACAGATGCTATTGAAAGTGCAAATGGAGAGGCTGTAAGCGATACTGATGTTGAAAACTTGGCTAAGCAAGGAATTTTATTTTACAATATTAAAACATTAAAAAACTAATAGGGGGATAACACATGAAAAATCAAATTAAAGACGTATTTACGTCAACATCTTTTGCGGGGTACGTAGAGGAATTAATACCAAACTTAACTGCTAGTAACGAATTAGAGGCTTTATTCCCATTAAGACCAATGGACGGATTAGATTATTCTTATATCAAATCTTCTAATGGCGCTATTGAATTAACAGCTCCATCTGCATTTGACGCTGAACCAGTTGCTCAAAACAGAGAAGGGTTTGACGCTATGGCTGGAGAATTACCTTTATTCAGAAAAAAAGCTAACTTAACAGAAAAAGAAAAGTATCAATTAAACTTATACTTAAGAGCATCTGATGACTCTGGGGTATCTAGATTATTAACTCAAATCTATGATGACCAAACTAATCTTATCGAAGGTTCGTTAATGACTATGGAGTTCTTAAGAGCTAGAGCATTGATGAATGGTAAGATTTCTATGGTGTCTAAAGGTGGAGCTGTCGTAGTTGATTACAAAGTGCCAGACGCTAACAAATATACTTTATCTGGTTCATCTGCTTGGTCTGATCCTACCGCTAAGATAATTGATAAGATTCAAGAAGTCTTAGATGATGTTGAGGATGAAACTGGAGTTAGACCATCTAGAATGGCTATGAATAGAAAGACTTTTAGATATCTAAGAGATAATGAACAAATTAGAACTAACTTATTACCTTTAGGAATTATGGCATCTTCTACTGTTCAAGGAAATGCTGTTGTTAATGATTCTCAAATTATGGCTACATTCAAAGTCTTAACTGGAATTGAAGAAGTTATAGTTTACAATAAGAAAGTTAGTATGGATGGACAAATGATGGATCTTATTGAAGACGATAAAGTATCTATCTTCCCATCTGGAAATCTTGGATATACAATGGTTGGTACTTCTCCAGCTGAATTAGCCGCTTCTAACGCTAATAGCAATGGTGCTCAAATCAGTGTTACTGGAGAGGGTATTGCGATAAACGTTGTTTACGCTAATGACGCTCCTTATACTGTTGAAACACAAGTTGAATTTATTGGACTACCATCATTCCCACAATCTGACAAGGTTGTATTAATGACAGTAGCTTAGTAACAAAAAAAATAGGGAGGGGATTAATTTTCCTTCCCTTAAAAATATATTTCTGGAGGTAAAAAGCATGGCAAAAGATAATAAGAAAAACAAAATACAAGTAAAATCTCTTTTAAGATCGGTACTTATTCACGATGGATTAAAAATAAAACCTAGAGCTGTTGTAATGTTAGATGAGGATATTGCTAAGGTTCTAATTAAAAAAGGATATTTAGAAACATTAGTAGCGTCGGAGGTATAATATGAAGTATGTTGTACCTATTATGAAAGATTTAGAACCAGATCTTACTGAATGGTACACAAGCAGACAACTTCAACACATTATAGCTATAGCAAAAGTCATAGCTAATAGTGATGGTTTAAGTAGTGATACTTTAAATTTAGGGACTGCTTTACTTTCATTAGATCTTTTAGTAAAACCAGAAAGAAGCAATATAAGCTCTCAAGAAATAGGAGATGTTTCAGAATCTTATTCTGGAAATACAATTGGTTATTCTAAATGGAGACAAATGTACGACTCTTTACTTAATGGAACTGCTGACTTTCAATTATCATTACATTACGTTGGTGTTTAACATGAGAGACAAGCATTTAGAAGGAATAGACGTAGTACTACAAAACTTAAAGAATATACAAAAGCTAAATGGCGCATCACGTACAGTTAGTGTAATAGTAGAATCTAATGGAAAAGAGAAAAGTTCTGACCCAGCATATTACGGAGCTTTACATGATGAAAATAAGTTTCCTTTCTCAGAGCCACCGCTAGTTGATTTTAAAAAGGACGTTATGGAAGATGAAAGAGTTATTGAATATTTTAATGATATGTTAAGGATAAAAAGAAAAAGAAGATCTTCTGAGAGTATGAATAAAGCCGCGATTCTTATGGGTAAGATAGCTTCTGATAAAGTTCTTAATTATATACTATATGAAATGCCTCAAAAACCACAGCCATGGAAAAAGAGTGGAGAAAGAAACCTTATTGAATCTGGCGACCTTATTGATGCAATAAAGAGTAAGGTCGAAAAAGATGGCGAAGAGATATGGAGGGGGTATTAATGAGGGTTAATATGAATAATCTAGCAAGAGGTCATTCTGAGCTTTTGACATTTAAGCTTATTGGAGACACTTACTTGGATGAATACGGTATAGAAACTTCTTCTTTTCCAGAAATAAAAGCAAAGTGTATAGTGTCCGAAGAGATAACAAACACTCTAGATGTCTCAACTGGTAGCTATCTTAAACGGATTACGTATCAAATATATGTACCGTATAAAATAGCTAAAGAGAACGACATTATTGGAGCTTTTTTAACTAGAAGTAATGGACAAGAGCTTATAGTGTCTCAGACTGCTATAATGAGGTCTTACGCATCTCATGCTATGTTTATTGCTACAGAAAGGAAGGTGTGATATGATAGACGCTAGAAGCATTGTGCATAAAGAATTAGTATCCTTTTTAAAAGCTACTATAGAATCAGATATACCGATATACAATTCTGGTATGTTAACAAGACCACCTTCTGAAAACAAAAGAATAGAATATAGATTGACAAATTTTATGAGTACAGGAAACGCTTCTTCCACAAGTTATATAGAAGAAGACAAATATGTATCGGAGAGTTTGTCTGGCTATAGTTGTCAATTAAGAATTAGGGTTATAGAAGAGCCAGAAGAGGCTTCTATTATATCTGGACAAATATCTGGAGGACTACATACGTTTGAACATCTAGAGCAGTTTGTAAATAATTTAGATATAAAAAACGAAACTCTTAGAACGACTATTATTCCAGTTAAAGAAGATGGTGTAATATATAATATGCATCAGATTACGGTTGATTGTTATATTGGATTAAAAAGCAAGTTTAGTGTAGATTACTTTGACACAATAGATGACTTTGAAGTAATTATAAAATAATGGAGGTAAAAAACATGGGAAAAATAGTATCAGTAACGGTCGTAGATTTAACTGCGCCTATAGTACAGGCTGGATTTAAAGCGGTTGGCTTGTTTGATTTCACTAGCGACATAGAGCCGTCTGTAATAACAGATACATCAACTCTTACTGCTGGAACAAAACTCTTGGAATTTGCAAGTGTATTCTTTGCTAACGGAGGAGGCTCGTTATTAGTAGCTGGTAAAAGTCCTTCTTCGGCAGAGGATGTGTTTTCATTCTTGAATAGCACGGCTTTAGATTACGACTTTTATGGAGTGAACGTAATAGTTCCTAAAGCAAGTCAAAAAGAATATTTAGAACAAGTCAAATTATTTGTTGACGGGGCTACCAAATTATCTTTAGTGGAAGTAAATGGAACTGTTGCTGAGGTAGAAGATGCTCTAGATGGTTTGAACAGTAGCAGAATTGTTGCTTATGCAAACTCTAATAATGAACAAAACGGAATGGCTAGTGCAGTTTCTGGGTTATGCTTTCCTCAAGAAGAGGGATCTTTAAGCTGGGGTAACAATTCAATTACCAGCATAACTAGCTCTAAATACAGTACTGGAGACGAAATATCTTTACTTAGCGAGAATATAAACTACTTAACAGATGAGGGTGGATTAGTTCTATCTCAGATGGGAAGAACTTTATCTGGTAGTAACGCAGATATTACTAGATCTAAAGATTATTTAAATAATAGATTATCAGAAGCTCTAACTGCAACGCTTGTGAACGCTAAGAAGATTGGTTTTGTGACTTCTGACTTAGGTAAAATAGTTACTGCTATGGACGAAGTTGGTGTTGTTGCTGTTAACCAAGGAATGTTAGAATCATTCTATAGTGTTGTTCCTTCTGTAGCTAGCATACCTACAAACGACAAAGCTAATAGAGTGTTAAGAGGCGTTAAATTTATAGCTACATTAAGTGGAGCTGTTGAAACGCTAGAGTTAGAATTACAAATCAAATTATAATAACAGGAGGAATAAAATATGGGATCTACACCAGCAATTTATAAACAGGATAAGGTAGTCTTCTCTTTAGCTGGAATACCAGTTGACGATATACCAGAAGATGGAGAAATTACGGTAGAGTACGACAGAGATAGAATAACTAAGCAACTTGACTTTGAGCAAGGAGGTATTTTTTCTACTAAGAATGGGAAACCAGCTAGGATATCAGTTCCTATACTGCAACATTCTAAATGGCATGTAATACTTTCTAACTACAGAAATTTAGACGAAATGATTGTAGTGTCTTTAGCTGATAGAAATGATTATGCAGGAGCAACTACTTTTATAGGAGCTCACGCTATGATACAAGACCCATCGGTTTCTTTTGGGACTGATGCTACTAGCAAGACTTATGTGTTTGAGGTTATGCACTTAATGGACGTAACTATACCAACAGTATAATAATTTAATGAGCCCTTGTTTGGGCTCTTTTTAGGAGGACACCATGATAGAAAAAGCAAAAGTAATGATAAAAGGCGAAGAATATATATTTATAAAACCATATGCATGTGATCTAATAGAAATAGAAGATGAGTGTATGTCCAGAGATGGGTTTGATGAGTTTTTATTCAACAAATTAGTATTAAGATTAGTAAGTGCAAAAATAGACATAAATGAACTTGTTGAGTTTAATGAGCGTGAAGTTGAGCTTTCCTCTGGAGATAAAATATTAACAAAAGATGTTGGATATGAAAAGTATAAAAAAGGATATAAGAGCTTAGAGAAAAGAGGTAGAGTATCTTACTGTAAAGAGCTTTTAAAAATAAATGGAGTTAATGGCGCTATTGATTTAAAATCTTTTACATATGAGGATATTACAAAGCTTGCAGAAGCATATGTTGATATGTATAATGATTCTGAATTAACAGAGGTGATCGAAACTGTTTCTGGGTTTTGCTTTCCCGAAAAAGCTTAATAAAGACGGTAAGCTTGATTTCTCTAGATACTATAGCGATATGGATAATATAAAGAAAATATATATGGAAGTTTTGTTTTTTACTAAGAATAAAGCTACTGTAGATTCTTTGTCTTGGGAGCAACTATGCGCTATGTATCATATGATAAATAGTAGAAGAGGAGTGGTTGGCTAATGGCTAAAAAAGAAAAGCAAATACAAGAAGTGGAGATACGTGTAAGCGTAGAAGGTGATAAGACAGCCGAAGCTAGTCTTGATAAGCTAGAGAAAAAAAAGAAAGATATGGCAAGATCTAACTCTAAAATAATTGACGACGAAAGTGTTTCTAATAAAAAACTATACGACTCTAGGCGTAAGACTTGGGAAAAGGAATTTAATCTTTTAAGAAAAGAAAAATTAGCAAGAGAAGAGTCTTTAAGAAAGAACAGTAAGATTAATAGACGTAAGCTTTGGGAAGAGGAATTTGTTAGAATGAGATCTGGTAAGTCTGAGAGAGAGAGGATTTTTAATTTAAAGAGGTCTATAAAAAATAGGCTTGGTTCTGGTAGAGGAAATGGATATTCTAGCTTAGATAATTATAGAAAATCTACACTTCTGGAAAAAAGAAAATCTGATTGGGCTTTAGAGTTTGAACAAATGAGGGCTGATAAAACAGCTAGAGAAAGTTCTTTTAGAGCTGATAGGATGAGTAATAGAGATGTTGCTTGGAGAGAAGAATTTGAGAGAATGAGAGCTCCTAAGTTACGAAGAGAAGAGTTTGCTAGAAATACAATTTATAACAAAGGGAAAGTATCTAGTGTTTCTGAAATAGAAGATTCTATTCAAGAAAAGATCGTAAAGAAAGATATGTTAAATGAAAAGAAAAAAGAGGTTGTCGTAAACAAACAGGTTGCATCATCTACAGAATCTACTAACAAGAAGTTACGTGACCGTATATTATTAGAAAAAAGAATAAGCAAAGAAACTAGAAAAGCTGATGCTATAAGAAAAAGATCTGGAAATATAAATAAAAATCATGAAGCTGGACGAAGGTCTGGCGGTGGAGTTATTGGTAAAGCAATGCTTTATCTTGGTTTTGGTATGATGTCTCAATATGTTTTAGGTGCTGGTATAGGTATGGCATCTGCTCTAGGAGACGCTTCTGCTAGTGCTGAGTCTAATATATTCAAAGGAAATGCGGCTAGAGAAAGCTATTCAAAAAGAGGTAACGTAGGTGATTTTGATAATGCCGTAAAACTATATTCTAGTTTAACTGGTCAAAACAAGTATGCTAGTAGAAGTAGACTTGGTGAAATTACTGGGGCTTTAGAAGCTTCTGGTATTAGCATAAAAGGAGACCAGCTTAGTGGAGTAGCTAGAGGTATTAGAGGTCTGTCTGGTGGTATGGGTATAACAGAGGAAATGGCTTCTCAGAAAATGCTAGGTTTATTATCTGGTAGAATATCTGCTCAAGAAGCTGGTTTAGTTGGTGTTAAAAGAAGTAGTGACCCAAATAAGACACTAGAAAGAATATTGGCTTTCTTAGAAAAAAACTCAGTAACTTCTGCTGTAATGAGAGAAGGTACTATAGATTCGTTAATGGAAAGAATCAGAAGCGCCCCAAGTGGACTGTTATCTTCTTTATATGAAAGATCTCCAGACTTAGTAAAAGGCGGATTTGAATCTTTGGCTGGATGGATAGATAGATTCTTTGGAAAAGACAATCCTAGAGTAGTCGAATATTGGGCTAAAACATGGAAGCAGTTCGAAGAAATGTCAGTAGAAGTCTTTGGTGCTAACGCAGAAGAGACAGCTAGAAGGATAACTAAAGCAACTGCATTTGCTATAAAAGGTATTGAAACGTATGCTTTATGGATAAAAAACATAATAGAGGTTGGATCTACTCCGGGCAAACTTTTCGACGAATCAATGGAATTGGAAAGAATGAACTATATGTCAGATATTTTAAAAGAAAACTTAGAACGTAAGAAACGTGGAGAAAAAGAACTCCCTTTAGTCGACAAACGTACTGAGGATCAAGTTATTATAGATGCTGTAGAGAGAGCTATTGGGCACGCTTTAGACATCGAGTTCCAAAAAGAACCAGCGACTATGAAAGACATCGTTAATTCTGTTTTTATGAATGATGCATCTGCTTTCAAAATGCTTGTTGACCTAAAAGATTATTATTTCGGAGGAGAAGACGAAACTAATGCTGGCAGAACTATTATAATAAAAGACTCTAACGTAACAATAGACAAGGAAGGTAAGATTATAAAAAGCGACAATATGATAAATGAGGGGGAATTTTAATGATAGTAAATAGTTTAATAGCTAGTGTAAAAAAGTATTTCTCTACACTATCCGTAGACTCATTGTATGGTGAGTCTAAAATAACCCTAATACTAGCCAACAGCGACAAGACAGCCGAAGGAAATATTTTAGAGATAGACGCAACGGAAAGTATTAACCTAGGAATCTCTAAGTCTGTAATAAAACATTCTGCTGAATCAAGTAAAGTATTCTTTGATGGAGCTAAAATGAACAACAATAGAATGACTATAGTTGGACATATTGACTCTATAAAAACAAGTGATTTAGAGAAGTTTTCTCAAGTAAATGCATGGATGTATGTGTTGTACACAAAAGAAATGGGTGGATCTATTGCTGAGGTTGGCATGTATGAAAATTCAAAGCTATATCATATATTATCTTCAAATATTACAGATACTGGTTTTAATAATACTGTTAAAATACAATTAGAGATGGAAGAAGTTGTCCTATATAAATATAAACTATCATATAAGTTTGGAGTAAAGCAAACAAATCCCGTCTCTGGAAATGGAAAAGGTGGAGAGGTAAAACAAAGCGAATCAGTTATTTCATGGTTTCCAGAAACAATAGTGCCAAGATAAGGAGGTGATATTTATGAGCTACTATATTGTACCGATTGACTATACAGATATAGCAACAGAAGAAAAGACGGTGAAGTTAAATATGGAATCTACGACATTGACTATTTCTATATCACCAGTTCCGTATACAAAAAAAGCATTGATAACTATAGTTGAAGACGGAGAGCATTTAATAATAAACAAAGTATGTTCTGTAAACGAATTTGTATTAAGATATAATTCTTATAATCAGAAATTTGTTGGAGACTTTAAGTTTTTTATAACAACATCTCAATATGGGGTTTTTGATATAGATAGATTAGGTGTTGATATATTCTTATATTATCTGGATGGTGATGGTTATGAAGGTTAGAAAGGTTACTCTTGTAATATATAAGCAATCTAAGCTAAGCAAAAATCCAGAAACTGGAGTATCAACTCCATCCGACAGTGTGTTGTATGAGTCTT